GGCGTGGAAGTACCCGAACACTCGCTGGCTGGTGACCGCGCCGACGTCGAACGACATCCGGGCGACGTGCTTCGAGGGTGACTCCGGGCTGTTGCACATCATACCCGCCTCGCTTATCAAGGACTACAACAAGCAGATGCTGGAGATTACGCTGATCAACGGCTCGATCATACAGGGCATACCCGGGTCGGAGCCTGAGCGGTACCGGGGCAAGCAGTTCCACGGTGGTTGGTTCGACGAGCTGTGCGCGTTCGAGTACATCGACGACGCCTACGACCAGGTGCAGTTCACGATGCGTCTGAAGGACCCCGCCATACCACGGGTTCAGCAGATTGTCACGACCACCCCCAAGCCCAAGGAGCTGATCGTTGACTTGAACGAGGGCAAGATCGGTGGCGAGGTCTACGTGGTCAACGCCTCATCCTACGATAACAAGGTGAACCTGTCCTCCACGTTCTTCAAGCAGCTGGAGACCTACGAGGGGACAGACCTTGGAAAGCAGGAGATCTACGGGGAGATACTTAACCCCGAGGACGCCGGCATCGTCAAGCGGAAGTGGTTCAGGATGTGGCCCGCAAAACAGGAGACCCCGACCCTGGAGTACGTCATCGCGAGCTACGACCCTGCTACGTCCGAGAAGACGCACAACGACCCGACCGCGTGCGAGGTCTGGGGCGTGTTCGAGAGACCGGACGCGGGCACGTGCTTGATGTTGCTGGACGCGTGGGACACGCACCTCTCATACCCTGAGCTCCGAAAGAAGGTTATCAGCGACTTTAAGGAGGTCGTGTACGGCTCAGACCAAACATTCGCGAAGGGGAGGAAGGCGGACCTGATCCTGATGGAGGACAAGTCCGCGGGCATATCCCTGGTGCAAGAGCTACAGGGCGCGGGGATACCGGTTCGCGCGTACAACCCGGGCAGGGCGGACAAGGTGCAGCGCCTGAACATTGTCGCGCCCCTGATCGCGAAGGGTAAGGTCTACATACCCGAGGACACGGAGAAGCCCGGCGAGTACGCCGCGTGGGCCAGCAGGTTCCTGCGCCAGGTGTGCTCGTTCCCAGAGTCTGGAGGGCACGACGACTACGTGGACAGCCTATCCCAGGCGCTCCGGGTGCTGCGAGACTCGGGGTGGGTGCAGCTCGACCCCCTGCCACCCAGGGACTACGGCTACGCGGACGATAAGAGGTCCCGCGTGAACCCGTACGCTCAGTAGGCACAAATTTATGATTTTTGTGCATGAGTGGTACTAGGGAGACCATAACCAATAATGAACCCAATCAAAACACCACGTCAGATGTTATTCGAGATGTCGGGGATACTACCCGGGTACGCCAACGCCGGCAAGGTACAGAAGATTGGCGCGGACATCTACAAAAGCATCTCGAAGGCCATATCGGACTACACGAGGAAGACGGGGTCTCCACCCAAGCCCGAGGATGTTAAGGCGCTGCACGACTACGCCCGCTCCTTGAGCAAGGGCCCCTTCGTTCCAAAGCACGACCCAGAGACACAGGCTAGGGCCACGCACGCCTTGGCGACAGACCCGAACATGAGAGCGTCGTCGCCCGTTGTTAACGAGTTTGGTATCACCAAGAACTTCAACCCAGAGGTAGCACCCGACGAGTTCTTGTCTCGTGCGATGCTAGGCCGAGGCGTTCGTGGGACTATGCTACGTCCCAACACCATGGAGATCAGCGACCCGAACGTCGTCGAGAGCATCGAGAACGCGCAGATGGCCGGCCGCTTGGATGATCTGTACCCAGAGCAGTCCGTGACCCCCGCGTCCGACGCGATCGCGAGAACCGCGACGGGTTTGGAGAACGCGGCGTTGGCGAGCGGCAAGGTCCCGATGATCGACCAGATCAAGGTAGAGTTCTTCCAGAAGAACAAGAGATATCCATCCGAGGAAGAGCTTGAGATGCTCATCTCCGCGTACAACCCGCTCCGTCACCAGTACGGCGAGAAGGGGTTGAAAGTTCTTGGCGAACGTCCGCGCACCGCCAAGGGCATGAGAGACTGGAGAGAGAGCGCACGCGCCGAGGGAGTCCCCGAGTACGCGATACAAGACAAGCCGTCGAACTACCGCGGATACATGCAGGACGAGCTGATGATGCAGCAGGGCGAGATCCCAACCTTGCGCCCGCAGAAGTTTGACGTTGGCGGCATGGTGCTCTCCCCGTACGAGATGCAGGCTGAGATGATCACCCGTGGGGGCGAGCCCTCACGTCTGAGCATGAGGGACTACCTAAGGGCCGCAAAGAAGGGCGCGGGTCGCGCGATGGACAAGATCGGGGGCAGCAAGGCCGCTAAGTTTGGAACCAAGGTCCTCGAGCGCGCGATGCCACCCGTCGGAGCTGGGATGACCGCGATGAGCGCGCACGACACCGGCAAGCGCCTGGCTAAGGGCGACTACCGAGGCGCGGCAATGTCCGGGGCGATGACCGCGCTAGACGCTGCGTCGATGGCCCCGGTTGTTGGTATGATCCCGGGCGCTGCGTCGATGGGCATCGGCATACTGCAGGACATGATGGACGAGCGCGAGGCAAGACACCGTCCGCAGTACGAATACTCAGAGGACCAGGCCACCCCTGGTTACAGATCAGTCATGGAAGGTTATAAATAATGGCCCAGCAACCGCAGCTGCCAATCCAGCAGGGTAACACCCTCGGCGCGCTAGACCTCAAGTCCCGGGAGGACGAGGAGATAGCGCTGATGCAGGAGGATGAGATCGAGCACATCGAGGACGTGCTAGACCTTGACCCCGGCCAGGCCGAGGAGGAGCTGATCGAGCTGGAGGATGGCTCGGTCGTCGTCAACTACAAACCCACAGAGGGCCCTCTCAAGGATCCAAACTTCTACGCGAACCTCGCGGAGGACATGGACGACAGCGTCTTGGAGAACCTGGCGCATGACTACCTGGAGTTCATCAAGATCGACCAAGAGGCCCGCAAGGAGCGCGACAAACAGTACGAGGAGGGAATCCGTCGTACAGGCCTGGGTCACGACGCGCCAGGCGGCGCAACGTTCGACGGGGCCTCGAAGGTTGTGCACCCGGTCATGGCCGAGGCCTGCGTAGACTTCGCAGCCTCCAGCGCGCGTGAGTTGTTGCCGCCCGAGGGCATCGTAAAGTCAGAGATCAAGGGCGAGGCCGACCGCAAGCAAACGGACACCGCCGACCGCAAGGTCCAGTTCATGAACTGGCAGCTCACGGAACAAATCGAAGAGTTCCGGGACGAGATGGAGCAGATGCTCACACAGATCCCGCTGGGTGGATCGCAGTACCTGAAGTGGCGCTACGACACCGAGCAGCGCCGTCCGACGTGCGAGTGGATCCCGATCGACAACATACTGCTTCCGTACTCAAGCACTAACTTTTACACGTCGCCCCGGATCACAGAGATCCAGGACATCACCGAGGACACGTACCAGCAGCGCGTCGAGCAGGGCTACTACCGCGACGTCGCGGTGTACGTGGTCGACGAGATGGAGCTGGAGAAGCAGAGCCGCGCGGCCAAGGCCAACGACAAGGTCGAGGGCAAGGACGCACCATCGAAGAACATCGACGGAATCCGTCGCGTGTACGAGGTGACGTGCTTTTTGCGTCTGAGCGACGACGACGAAACAGACGGCGCACGCGCGCCCTACATTATGTCCATCGACGAGACGACCAACAAGGTCCTCTCGCTCTACAGAAACTGGGAGGCTGGCGATGATCGTCGCGCGAAGATGGATTGGATGGTTGAGTTTAAGTTTATTCCTTGGCGCGGCGCTTATGCCATCGGTCTACCTCACCTCATTGGTGGGCTTAGCGCTGCTCTCACTGGCTCTTTACGTGCCCTACTTGATGCAGCGCACATTAACAACAGCCAGACAATGCTTCGGCTCAAGGGAGGGAGAATCTCCGGACAGAGCGACAAGATAGAACCCACACAGGTTCTTGAGATCGAAGGTGCCCCCGGCGTGGATGACATCCGCAAGTTGGCTATGCCGTTGCCGTTCAACCCGCCGTCAACTGTACTGTTTAATTTACTTGGTTGGCTTACCGACGCCGCGAAGGGCGTTGTTACGACGGCCGAGGAAAAGATTGGCGACGCAAACGCTAACACGCCAGTGGGCACCACCCAGGCACTAATCGAGCAGGGCGCAAAGGTATTCTCGAGCATCCACGCCCGCCTTCACAGGGCGCAGGCAAAATCACTTAAAGTTCTTTCTCGTATCAACTACTGGTACCTGGAGGAGATGGACAACCAGTCGGGGACGGAGATTGAAATCCGCGACTTCGCGTCCAACAATGACGTGCGACCGGTCTCCGACCCGAACATATTCTCGGAGACACAACGACTCGCGCAGGCACAGGCTGTGTTGCAGATGGCTAACTCTGCCCCACAGATGTACGACCTTCGGGCTGCACACCGGAGGGTTTTGAAGCAGCTAAAAGTACCGGCCATCAACGAGATCTTGCCAGATCCAGAGGGAATCAAGGAGTCAAACCCTGCCCTGGAGAACGTTGCAATGTCCATGGGTCGCCCCGCGGCGGCCTACCCAGGTCAGGATCACTTAGCGCACATCAAGGTACACTTGGCGTATGCTCAAGACCCCAACTATGGTGGCAGCCCACTCATTGGCCCCGCATTCGCGCCGCACGCGCTGGAGCACATCAAGCAGCACCTAACGCTACACTACCTGCAGTCCATGCGCGCGTACGTCGCGGAGGCATCCGGCGGCGAGGACAAGTTGAAGCTACTCGAGGAGCGTCCGCTCACCCTGGAGGATCAGCAGGCGCTTTCCCTGGCCGCGGAGATGGTCTCACAGGACGCGCAGGAGACATTCCAAGCCGCGCAGCCGGCGATCCAGCAGCTCGCGCAAAAGGTTCAGCAGGCGCAGCAGGCGAAGATGGAGCAGCTAGCCGCACAAGACCCAACCGCGCAGGTCATACTCAAGACCCAGATGGCGGAGACCCAGCGCAAGTCGCAGGAGGCGCAGGCAAAGCTCCAGCAGGAGATGGCGAAGCACCAGCAGGACTACCAGCTCAAGGTGGCGGAGCTCGAGCGCAAGGTTCAGGAGCTTGTGACCAAGTTCCAGACGGAGAACCAGATCAACGACCAGAAGAACTCAACCACGATCGCGCTCGCGAACATCAACAACGCGTCAAAAGAGCGCGTCGCCACGTTCCAAGCCGGGGTGCAGGTGGACTCAATGCAGGCCCAGCTCGCGCACGAGCAGAACATGTCCGCGATAGACGCGATCAACATGGCGGACGCGGACATGAGAAAGCACGGCATACAGGCGGAGCGGGAGGCATTCATGCAGCAGGCCCAGGCAACGCAGCAGGCGATAGACGCCCAGCAGGCCCAGAAAAACCAGATGCT